TGATGATGTAAATTCAATAAAGGTAATACTTAATCACACCGCAGCAAAAATGGTGAAATAAATGGACTGGCTCAAACAGATTGCCCCGACGATTGCCACGGCACTTGGCGGCCCCTTGGCTGGAATGGCCGTGTCCGCCATCTCCAAGGCCATTGGCGTAGACGAGGCCAAGGTGGGCGACCTGATAGCCAATAACAAGCTGTCAGCCGAGCAGATTGCACAGGTCAAGATTGCCGAGATTGAGCTGCAAAAGCAGGCGCAGGAGTTGGGTCTTAACTTTGAGAAACTTGAGGTCGAGGATAGAAAGTCGGCTAGGGAAATGCAGGCTACTACTCGCTCGATGATGCCGCCAATACTGGCAGGGTCAGTCACCGTTGGCTTTTTCGGCATCATGGGCATGATGTTTTTCAATCAAATTGACAGCAGCAACCCGGCAATCCTGATGATGTTGGGCAGTCTAGGCACCGCCTGGACGGGCATTATTTCGTATTATTTTGGATCGTCGGCTGGCTCCCAAGCCAAAACGGATCTACTCTCCAAGGCGTCAAAATGAATTTGACCGCGCATTTCACCCTGGAAGAACTGACAGCCTCAGAAACCGCCGAGCGCAATGGATGGGATAACACCCCAAACGAGCAGGAACTAGCCAACCTGGGGCGTTTAGCGGCCCTTCTGGAGCAGGTAAAAGAGGTTCTGGCCGGGAAGCCGATTATGATCTCGTCGGGCTTACGTACCAAAAAGGTTAATGACGCGGTAGGTTCCAAGGACAGCAGCCAGCATCGGATCGGCTGCGCTGCCGACTTTAAGGTGCCTGGAATGACTCCAGACGAGGTAGTGAAAGCCATCGTCGCCAGCGGCATTGGCTACGATCAAGTTATCCGAGAATTTGACCGCTGGACGCACATCAGCATCCCGAATAGCATCAATTTCAGTCCAAGGGGTCAGGCGCTAATTATCGACAAGGCCGGTACTCGGCCTTATTCGTAGTTAGTAGCTTTCTAACCCCCGGTCAAAGGCCCATTTGTTTGGGTCTATCTCTTTGGGTGGCTCTTTGTTCACGTTTTTTGGCTCCAAAATAAAGCAGGCTATATGTCGGCCAGTTCCTTTACCGGCGCATCCGTCCTCGGTTGCTAACCAACGCACATCACCAAGGTTTCTTACTTGAGCGCCCTCGGCTAACAGCATCAGCACCCATTTATCAATCGGATACACCAGCACGACGCGTTTCCCTTTTTTATTTTCGGCAATAGCTTTCCGCGCCCATGCCGTCGGGCCTTTCTTTTTGCCCTGATGGACAATGGATCCGAAGGGTGGATTGACGTAGTTTGATCTACCCCAATCGCAGGTCAAACCATCAAAATCAATTGGTTTTGGAAACGGGCAGGGATCAAAATCAAAGTTAAATTCAAGTTTCAGCGGATTCATAATTTCTGGCGGGGTAAGCCAGTAATGCTTTCCATCAGAGCTATTGCCAACATGGAATTTATTAGCCGATGGATTTACTGGCTTAATCGTGTCAGTCATTTAGGCTCCTTGTTAAGCGCGTTTATGGCGATGCAGATCGGGCACTTTGGGTTAGTTATGTCTCCACCATGTTCCTTCTGCACAGCCTCCACCAGCGCGGCAAGTTTGGAATGGTTGCGGAGAAAATGTCCAGCCATTGCGTTATTAGCGTTTGCTAGGACTTCGGTTAATTCGGCTAGGAAGGTCATTTTCACTCCCCCACTAGATAGCCAACGAGAAACCCGACGATGCCGCCAACCGCCAGCACCGCCGACAGGAAACCCAGAGTAAACAGGCTATCGAATACGTAATCCGTCACGCAGTCGCAGCGCCGACCTTGGTTGCAGTTGCCGTTGCACATCTGATTAGTTTTCATTCTTTCTCCCTTACCAATGGACTTGTTAATTCTTTTTTTGAAAACTCTTTGATCTTTGCCTTTGCATCCTCTGCACCCTTTCCGACAATACAATAATAATTTTCACTTTCAAGGTATTGAATCCAATCTTTCTGCTCGGCACTTAGGCTCCCTCCCTTGGTGCGCTTCATCTCAACCCACAGGTGCCAGGCAGGAACGAACAGGTCAGGAACGCCTGAGAGCACCCCTTCTGCCTTCAGACGGCCAGCGGTGGCCCTGCTGCGGTAGCCGCCGTTGGGGATGGCAAAGATACGAACGTCAGGCCATTTACGGCGGAACCATTGCACCAGCAGGCATTGTTCAAAATGTTCAGAGGGAACTGCCTCAATAATTTTCATAGTCATCTTCTTTTATGTTGTCGCGCAGTTCTTCAAGCTTCCGGCGTGCGCTAATGTTCTTTGCCAGTTGTTGCCAGTTGTTTTTCGGCAGGATGTTTTTGACACGCTTTTTAGTTTGGACTTTCTTTTTCTCCGGCTTGGTCACAATCACTTCCTCAGTCGAAAAGCGCATACAGCATTTGAGGCACTCCCTGCGCCTGCTCACCCCTCGACTGTCCAGCACACGCGTATTTCCCCCGCAGTCGCATTTCATTTCTTCTTGCCCTTTACCAGACTGATCGGCTTGATCTCCTCGACTTCCCGCCGATAAATGCGAATGGTCTCGGCCACATCTGTCTGCACAGCTTTTGTCGGCACAAAGTTGCAGCCTGCATCAAGCACGTATTTGTTACGACTACGCAGGTAAGTGATTGCAGCTTCAAGTTTCTCGTTCATTTTATTTTCCCATTCATCAAAAAGGAACTTCACATTCCCACTTCGGACAAGCATTGACGGTGGCGGCAAACTCCGCTGGCGGCTCCATGAAGAACTCGGTGCACAGTCCATCGGTGCCGTAACTTTCGCAGGTATGGCAGCATTTCGGAGGGCCAGCCTTGACCCATTCTCGGTAATCGGTGACGAACTGCGGCGCTGGCGGTCTTGTTTTCATGTCCAATTCCTCTTAATGACTCGAAAGAACTTCCCATCCTTGCGGTATTCAATCAGCTTGGGCGGTGCTGAATTGCTCATCTGCACCGACATATAATCCAGTGCCTCGTCACCTTGCAAAGTCGATGATTTGGCAAGATCGGCCCCAGACGATGCGGCCATCGTAAACAACTGCTGCATCGCCCTCTGGCCTGCATAGCCATCATGGAGAACCGGTAAATATTCAGTGATCGGCTTGTCGGACAAATCACCGTAGTAAGTGCAGGACAGCATCAGCTTCCCGCTGGCCTTGCTGGTGTGGATGCGCCAGTTCCAGGTTGTAATCTCAAGGTCTTTACCCTCCAGCCCCATAATGTCGTCGTGGTGCAGCACCAGTGCCTTCTTGACCGGCTCAGGGAACATTGCACCGCAGGCCGGGCAGACCGCTGCCGAGATATGGACAAGCTCGCCACACTCGTCGCAGACCTTGACCGGTGCCTCGCCATTGCCATCCCCGCCCTTTTTTGGCGTTTGAACAGCAGTGATCGGCCCATGCGCCTCAACCACACCGGCAAAGTCGAGAACTAAACAATGATCGGTGTGGCTCTTAACCCTCATGCCCCGGCCAGCCATCTGGACATACAGCCCTGGTGACATGGTCGGGCGCAGCATGGCAATTAGGTCGATGTCCGGGTAATCAAATCCAGTGGTCAAAACATTTGCATTTGTTAATGCTTTGATTCGGCCAGCCTTAAAGTCGGCAATTATTTGCTCACGTTCTTTTTTTGGAGTTTCTCCCAGCACGCATTCTGTTGCTACCCCATGCTGGCGCAGGACTTCGGCAACGTGCTCCGCGTGCTTGACTCCAGTGCAGAACACCAGCCAGGCCTTGCGATCACCGGCTAATGCAACGACCTCCTGCACCACGGCCTGATTCTTGTCATCCGTATCAACAGCCGCCTGCAACTCTGACTCAATGAACTCCCCGCCGCGCTTATGCACCCCTGTCGTGTCCAGCTTGGCCTTGGTGATCTTGCTCCGCAGCGTGGCCAGGTAGCCCTTAAACACCAGCTCCTCGATGCTGACCGGCTCTAACAGGGCATCAAACAAGGCAGGCTCATCGGTGATCAGGCCATGTCCGAGGCGGTATGGTGTGGCCGTTAAACCGATCACCCGAATATGAGGATTGATGTCTTTCAACTCGCCCAGCAGTTTGCGGTAACCGCCCTCGTCTTTGTGGTTGACTAGGTGGCACTCGTCAATGATCACCAGATCAACATGACCAAGCTGCTTTGCCTTATTTCGCACAGACTGGATACCAGCAAACGTAATCGGCTCACCCAAGTCCTTGCGCCCGATGCTGGCGCTGTAGATGCCCAACGGCGCACCCGGCCAATGCTGGCGCATCTTCTCGGCGTTCTGCTCGATCAATTCTTTGACATGGGTGAGCATCAGCACAACGGTTTCGGGCCAGTTCTGGACAGCATCTTTGCACAGCGCGGCCACAATGTGACTTTTGCCAGAACCAGTCGGCAGCACCAGGCAGGGATTGCCAGCGTTGCCAGCCTCAAACCAGGCGTAAAGTTGGTCTATGGTGCGCTGTTGGTATTCTCTAAGCATCACCCCACAATCCTCCCGCCCATGTCCTGCCGTAACTCGGCAACAAACGGATCTCCACCAGCGCAGGCGGCAGGGTTGGCAAGCAGTTCTTTGCTGGTGTAAACATTCGCATCGCCCTCGCCATTGGCCAGATCGACCCCATTGATTTCATAAATGGCAGTCCACTCATCCGGCCCATCCTTGCGCTTCCACGGCACCATGTCCGGGTGCAACACATGGCTCTCGCAGCCGGTGCGCTGGGTATCCTCTGGAATCACAGCATCCCATCTGGCGCAATGCCATGTCGAATCCTGCAATGCAGTGGCATGAGCGCAGGTGCGGCAATTAACGTGCTTGGTGGTCTTGGATTCGTGGCAAAAGTCGTGCGCGTCGCAGAATTTGCACTGATACCAGGACGGGTCTGAACTGATCGGTTCAGGCATCCTGTCAGCCAGGGCAATGCGTTTGCCGCGCTCGATGGCTTTGGTTGCCACAGCCTTGTCGTATTTGACCCGCTCGGTATGGATGCGGTCATCATCCTTGCAGACGGTCAGATACAGGGCGCGATCGATTTTTGTGCCTGACATATAAACCTGCATCTGGACAAAGTGATCTGGCTTGGACTTCTCCACGCCCTGTTTGACCAGATCATCAAATGCCTTTTTTGATGCGGTTTTGAATTCTGCAATATGCTTTGACCTCGGCGCTTCTGGCACGCCAGAGTCAATGATGGCATCGAGGCTACCAGACACATGGCTTCCAAAGTCCACCCGATGCTGGGATGAGACTTTTCTCACATCCATTCCAATCGCACGAAGGTCGTTGATAATATTAACTTCTTCCTCGCGGCCCCGGCGAAAGAGGCGAAGAATTCGACCCGAAAAGCTCGGCTGTACTGCCCACCGGAAAGACAGCCACAGCCAGCGGTCGCAAACATGGCCAAGCGTGCTGGCACCAAGATGGGAACGCGGCACCTCGGCCTGCGCCTCATGGTGCTTGTCGATCAGGCTTTGAATGTTATGCTCTGATTCAGGAATTTTCATATCGTCTCCAATTGCCCCGGCTGGAATCCAGACCGGGGCTTTTTCTTGTTTACTTCTTGCTGGCCCAAGGCGGCGCGGCCTTGGTCGGTGCTGCCGCAGCAGGAGACTTTGCCGTGGCAGGAATCACCGCAGCAGCAGGAGCAGGACTGCCGGAGGCAGACTTAAACCCTTTGACCTCATTCCCGGCCCCATAAGTCTCGTCCTGCTTGATCTCCAACTTGATCACGATCTCGCCGCCGAT